GTAGTTTTTTGTGTTGTGCTGTGTTTATATCAAAAAAGTGTTTGTTTAAATTTTCGTTGGTACTCATCAAGTAGTAGGCCTGCAGATCAGCCGTGCCTGACACAGCCGACCCATACCGTATCATCAAATACGGGCTGAACTTTTTCTTTTCTTCATCGGTGAGACTGTCATAGAACCCTCGATTCTTGCGATCCAGGGCCGACATTTCACTCTTGATGCTTAGTTTGTCTTCACTCATCCTGGCTCTTTTGATTGTTGCGTTTCTCTTGTATGGTCAAGTGATCCTTGGTTGTCTTGTTGTGTCTGGGGCTGGCGCACATGGGACAGTTGGGAACACCACAGTCCATGGCATGGTGTTTGGCAAACTTGTGCGGATTTTCCACCGGTATGCCGTGTGTTTTGGCAATCTTGACCTGCTTGGCAATGGCTGCTTCGTCTTTGTGTAGGCGTTTGCTATGTTTGATTCGGTCTTCGTCTCGGCTCATACTGGATGCCACTGTGGTGGCTCTGCCCCTTTCTGTAGTTCGTACAACACTATAACACGTTCAATGGCTTCTTGTAAAGCCGGACTATGCTCGGCCTGTTTCAATATGTCCATCCACTGTGATTCACGATCCACTTTTTTCAAGTGCTCGATCATGTCAAAACTGTAGCCAATCAGCTGCCGATCCAGGGTTCCGGTTTCTCTGGCGTAGACACTTTTGCCACCGTCAGGGCTTTCATAAACATAAGTGGCTCCGGGTTTCAAATTTCCCATGGTGCCTATCCTACCATATTTTTCCATAGTCAATGACTTCACTTTGTCGGCTGATGTCCTTGATAAAGAACGCACACATGGGTTTTTCGCCTTCGGTCAAGGGTATAGCCAACAGTTGTCCAGGTTTTAACTTGGGAAAATACCATTTAACATCTTGATAGATGTCAATGATTTCCACTGGATGAAATTCGGGTCGGAAACTGGTCAAGGGATTAAATGTAAACACATTAAATCCACGATCGTTGATACTGGTCAATGGCACTACTTCTAGGTCGCCAAAGTCGGGCTCACCAATTAAGATTTGCCAATCTACAGGCATGCGAACAGTATTGTTGCCAATCTTTAACACCAGGGCAGGGCTGTTAAAACTTTCTAAAAAGATCAAAGGTATATAAAAATAATCAGGATCTTTGGGATCACTATTATCCAGTACACAAAATCTTACTTCGTCTATCTCGTCTGGAATTGAATCCATTGAGTAACTGGTGTTATCCAGAGTTAATATTCTCATTGCCAATCGGCCTTCTCTAATGTAAATGGGTAGTTGGCTTCCTTGTAAAAAGCCTTGCGTTTTGTTAGGTGTCGTTTGGCGAACTTGCAGGTGCTGGTGATGTCCCAGATTTGGACGTGATCTTTGTCCTCCGCCTTGCGAATACCACGGCCGATCGATTGTATGACACGAACAAAGGACTTACCAGGCTCAACAAGCACCAGATTAAAAATTCTAGGGATATTAATACCCACAGCAGCAACACCATAGGTAGCAACAATAATCTTATCGCTACTAATCGCAACTTCATCATATTCTTCCTTTCTGTCTGCAGCCTTGGTCGATCCCGACACAAATACTGCATTGTCTAATCTTTCTGCCAGCAATTTACCAGTGGCAATACGATCTATCAACACCAGTGTATTGCCTGTACCGTTGACTCGTGTGACCAAGTCGGCAATGTAATCCAGGCGTTCAGGTGTTTCAACCAGGTATTTGAGTTCGCTTTGGTAGTTGGCATATTCCACATGATCAACTAATTGTACTATGTTCACGTGGCAGTTTGCAAGATGTCCAGCTTCCTGAAGTTCGGACGCACTGAGTCGGCCTACCACATTGCCCAGGCTACAAAATATACTCAAGGCCGCATATTCTTCTTTGGGTATGGTTCCTGTGAGTCCCCATCGTATGGGCACATGAGCAAACACGCCTGTGAGTAGTGTTTTGAGTGCATCGGCCTTGGCCATGTGTACTTCGTCGACCATGACACACACCACTCCTTCGATAAAATCACCTATGGTACATTCGGCTTCGTGATTCTTGGTATTCTTTAGCAATACATTAAGGCTCTGCCAGGTACATATGGTGTGTGTGCGACCCCACTCTTTTCTGTCGCCAAAATACACGCCCACATCCAGATCTAAGTTTTTGTAGTCATCCTCGGTTTGCGTAACTAGACTTTTGTTGGGCACTATAACAATCGATCTACCATAGGGTTCTACACTTCGGCTCATGGCTGCGGTCATGATTGTTTTACCTGCACCAGTGGCAATCTCTTGCACACTCTGCGGATTGGTCAGGAAGTTATTGAGTATTTCTACCTGATAGTCACGTAGCATGATGGGCTCACCGGCTCGTGGATGACTCGCAGGCCAGGTTATGTTAGAAAATGTGTCTTCTGCAATTTGATCAAATGTAAACGTGGTAGAATATTCTCTGGCATCTTCTACTTCTACGTCGTAACCTTGTTCGTCTAGATAAGGCAAGATCTCAGGCAAAAGATTGATATAGGTGCTGCCACCCAATTGGAAGAATGGTACTTTGCCATCCCAGCGTCCCAGACGTACCGCAGGCAAGTATCTGGCGCCGGGTATTTCATACTTGAACTTGGCCACAAGATTTTTGCGTGTGGTCAAATCCAAGCCCTCAATTTTGACATTGACTTCGTCACGTATGATTAATCTAGCTTGCAAACGTCTTTTCCTTTAACATTTTTATTATACACATCTTTGGAGAAATACACAACCTTTTCGGCCGCTTGCAACCACATTTGGCGATCTCCGCCGTACATCATACCAGCACTACTGACCATGATAGGAATGCGTGTGAATTGTCGCTTGGGAATTCTACTGGTGTAAACAATTTTTGTTGTGTCATCTACCACATTGTCTTCGGACTTGTTGTCCAGGTTAACAATTTGTCCAGCAAAGAACCTGTCAAATTCTGCAAGCAAACGTCCACTGAGATCTGGCTCGTAAACAAATATAGGAAAACGGCCGGTCAATTCAGCATATTCAACCAACTCAGGAACCAGATTGACATTGATTGCCGAGTCAATTTTGAGATTACGATTGGTACACAGGCTCCAAAATCTCGTACTGAAATTTTTGATCACATCCGTTTCAATATCTTTGTGAATGGTATATCCCAACACCGGTGCATGATCACACAGAGTAAGAATATTGTCCAAGGCAAAACCGCCCAGATGATTTTGTATGTATTCTGTCATGCTGGCTTCAGCATTGGTAATTGTCAAGGCATGGTTGGCGTATACAAGTTCTATACGATATGGAATTTGTTCAACAGCTAAAACAATATCCATCAGCTGTCGAACGCTGGGGTCAATGTTAAAATTGTGCTGTACTGCAAAAGAATATATCCAGTTCAAGTTCCATTCAGTCAACGCAGCTTCGTGATATCGTGCATCTCGGTTGAACCGGAAACGACCTTTACTTTCTTTGGTCGCGGTTCTCACAATATCTATCAAGGCCACGTCATAAGGGAATTGCAACTTGATAACATCTTTTTCTACCCAGACTCTGGTGCTACGATCTATTTGTCTGATGGGATGACGGTAACTAGGATTACGCACCGAGCTGACATCTATGCCCAATTTACTCAACTGTCGTTCGTATTTTAGTACCAGGTCCGCAGCCAATTTGGCCTGCTTGTCAGTGTAACCTTTGGCCTGACCAATGGTTTGTTCAGCCAAGCTGGGTATGATCTTCATGTCATATCTGGCCAGACTTACAATGGGCTGACCCACTTCAAAAATACTGTAGTTATCTTTGCCATTGGGTAAGCGATAGCCAGCAATAATTTCTATATAGTCTTCCACATGTGGATGTTTGAATATAAGCGCCATAGTGCAATTATAACATATATTTACAGGCAATGCAAATAAAAAAGCCCTGGGTGGTTAAACCCAGGGCAAACCATGATTCAGGAGCTAGAGTAGAACCATGGGCTACAGTCCCGGTAGGACTGTAGTAAACTTGTATTTAAGTCAGGCAGTTTTCATGCAAGTAACTTCTGCCATGGCTTTCCACTTGAGCGGAAAGCTCTTTTTAAGATCAGCAATCTTGATGGCCATACGCAGACTCATTTCACGGAACTTGTTTTTGTTTTCTTCCATGTAAGCAATGATCTCATCTTGCTCACAGGGTTGGAAATCATAACTTTCAAACAGGACTCCGTCCTGTGCAATCTGCTTGATACGCAAGACCTTGTCACGCATGGTATCCAAGGTCAGGTCCAAGTAGTGGCAACGACTTTGCAAGGCATCCAGGTGATCACGCAACTTCTGGCTTTTCATCTTGTCAAACTTCAGGTTGGTGATAAAGATCACGCTACCTTTGAACTCAAAACTGTCAGGAACACCTTCACGACGTAGCATGTGGCTGTCTGACAACCACGAAATCTTACGTTTCTTGCCTGAATCCAAGGCGCCCTTGAGCAGGTTCAAACTGGTATCATCCAACAAGATACTGTCGCAGTCGTCAAACACCAACATGCAGTTGGCATCTGAATGCTTGTACAGGGCACAATATAGACCCAGAGCCGACGTAGAGCCTTTGACTACCTCGGCACGCAAACGCTTGCCAGAGATCTGATCAAACAAGCAGGCCTTTTCCACGATCTTTTCCACACCAAAACTCTTGCCAACTCCGGGAGGACCCGACACAATCATGGCACGGATATCACCGGTGGTAGCAGCCGTGGTCATTTCATCCAGAATCTGGAATCGTTGGCGGATACGCTCAATCACGGCTTCATCGGTTTCGCCGGCAGTTTCTAAAGC